GGAGACGACCATGAGCCGCAGCAACCCCATGCACCACAGCGACAACTACGAAACAACCGCCGCAGAATATGACGCACAACGCCTAGAATGGGCCAACGCCGACGAGGCAGCACGCAAAGCCGCATACGACGCGCACTATCCCGACTTTGACGAACACGCGGCGGGAATGTGTGACCCACGGCACAGCCTGAGCAAATTCCACGACGGCGTTGTGCGCATCCCCGCGGCATTGATTAAGGATCTATGAATATGTCAAACCGAATGAAAGGCGTTCTAGAAGCAGCCGCCAAAATTGCAGATATTGAGACGCAAACTTTGGCAAGCTTTGCCGCTCAATGTCGAAATGACGGCGATGAAGAAAGCTCAGATATGTACGAGCGCAAGCGCAGGAAGTCTTCATCGCTGACCAAGCAAATTAAAGCCCTTGCGGCAACAGCATAGATAGGACCAACACCATGAACACCGACGGAAACACTGCCGCGATTGATCGCCACTTAGCAGAACGAGAGGCATACGACGCAGCCCAGCCGCCCGATGATATGTATTGCCCTGCGTGTGATGAAACAATCGACGGACCTGACTGGCCGCACCACGTCAAAGAGGAAAGCTGCCCCAACTGCGCGGCTCAATTGGAAGAAACACCATGAACAACGATTCAAACAACGACCTAGCCCGATACCACTCATTCCCGCCCTTGACGCCACACAAGCCCACGCCAACAATCCCGCAGATGGAGGACCGGCACGAGCGCCAGGTTTTCACAGACAAGGCCGAACGCGTGGTCAATCAAGTCCTAGCGTTTGCCTTAACCGTCTTGGCCGTCGTGTTTGTTGGCGGGCTGATGTATAAAACATTTGTGTGGGGGCATTGATATGAACAACGACCCGCAAGAAGGTGTGCCGCCTGACAAGTGGATGTCACACGACGGCATTATCTGGATAGGGGCCATGCCTGACGAATACCTGCTCAACGCGCACAAGACGTGCGTTCGGCACAACAACCCAAAGCAAGCCGACCTGATGCAACACATCAAACGCCGGAACTTAGATTGGAGGATTACAAAATGAGTATAAATGACAAGATTGCGGATATTATTGCACAACATTGGTGTTCTTTGACAGGCAACATTGACCAACACGACATGGCCGACGCTATCCTAGAAGCCCTGCCTGACATGATTGCGCCTCTGGTTTGGGGATTGCACGCTCTGCCCGACATTCTGCATCATTACAGCGACCATTACACCTTAATATGTATGGCAGACGGTTATCTTGTAGACTTTGATGACCTTAGTTTGGGGCATGGGTGCACTCTAGAACAAGCCAAATCCTTAGCCAACACCCACCACCGCGCCGCCATCATGGCAGCATTTAAGGGAGAGACACAATGATACTTGGATACATACTAATATGCGGAATGGGGCCAATGGAGCCTTACGCAATTAACGGCTGCATTGCTTATCCTGAGCAGTTTGCCGAAATGACCGAATGCGAAAACGAGGTGTTGGGTTTCCTGTATAATCACGACCTGCCCGAAGGCCAATACATTGACGACTTTGACTGCATTGTGATTGGTACGGGGGTATGAACACGCGCACAGAAATCCTACAAAGCGCCGAGGTGTTTATCAATGGCGACCGTGAGAAAGACTACGGCACGCCGCAAGCGTCTTTTACCTGCATTGCCCATATGTGGACAGCGTATCTAGGCCACCCCGTTAAGGCGTCTGACGTTTGCAACATGATGGCGCTGCTTAAGATTGCACGCATGCGCACAGGGCCGCACCGTGATAGCAGCGTGGACGGCGCTGGATATATGGCATTGGGCGCAGAAATGAGTGAGGGGGAGTAGCATGGTTTTTGATTCTAAGTGCGAAGCGGGCTGTTTGTCGTTTTATGGCGGGGAAAAGAAACACCACCACAATTGCGCGCACTACCCTGAAAGCCAAACAAAAATGTTAAACGACGCGCTTGCAGAAAATGAGGCGATGAATTTGGCGCTTGGCGACATTCTAAGTTCTGACGACTTAGATTGGATAAAGTGCCGCGCAATTGCTGGGCTACCAGCGGAACCAAAGGAAACCCCATGCGCCTAGTTATCCTAGAAAGCCCCTTTGCGGGCGACGAACAGGCAAACATTGACTACGCGCGCCTGTGCGTTCGTGACAGCCTAATGCGGGGGGAGGCACCGATTGCGTCTCATCTTCTTTACACGCAGCCGACAATCCTAGACGACAGCGTGCCAGAGGAACGGCAGCACGGCATTGATGCGGGGTTGGCGTGGCGGGCGGTGGCAAATGGAAGCGTTGTCTACACGGATCGCGGAATAACGCGCGGGATGGAATACGGCATTGCCGCCGCCAAGGATGCAGGGCGCGCGGTCGAATTTCGTTCAATTGAAAACCCTTAACAAACAACGCCGTGCGTGATACACAAAACTAACGCAAGCCGATTGCCTTTCTTTTGGCAAATGCAACCGCATCAGCTTGCCACCTTGGAAGGTTAAACCATGCCGACAAAGCCCATGTCAGACGCCATTGGGATTGAGGCCCTAGACGCCTTTGCCCGCAATAATGACAATTACGCAGACGCCGCAAGAGAAATAGGCGAAATATACAGCACATTTTACAGCCGTGTTCAATTGGCCAGAAAGCGCGGGCTGCACCTATCCGAAGGCGCGCGCAACAGCATGAACCTATCAGGTCTAGGCGGGGCAGAAATCAAGGGCGGATGGATCGGCGTATTTAACGACGCTGGCGAAAAGATTGGGAATAACCGCTGGTCCGCACCGGCAAGCCAAGAGGAAACGGACCAATTCCTCAACACAATACGCGGCGCGATTGACGACCAGAAAAACATGGACGTGCCAGAATACGAAATCCGCGAAAAGCCAGACGGCGAATGTTTGCTTGTGGTTGATCTGGCCGATATTCATGTGGGGAAATTGAGCGCTGAAACGGAAACGGGATACACGTATACCCGCGACATCGCAGTGCAGCGCATGATTGAAGGCACTCGCGAATTGATCCGCAAGGCGTCTGGCATGGGTATCGGGCGCATCCTGTTTGTTCTCGGCAACGACATCTTGCACGTAGACAATGCGCGGTCCAGCACGACAAGCGGAACGGGCCAAGACACGCATGGAACGATCCACCAGATGTACAGGGACGCGTTTGCGGGGTATGTGGGGGCCATTGAACTCGCACGCCTCACAGCGCCCGTTGATCTAGTGTTCTGCCCGTCAAATCACGATTGGCTCATGGGTTGGTGTTTGGCGCAACAGGTCGGCGCATGGTTTCGACTGGCACCCGACGTAACGGCAACGGAATACAATTTGTCAGAACTTCATCGCAAATACTACCGCTTTGAAGGCAATCTAATCGGCCTAACGCATGGCGATGGGGCAAAGGAAGCAGACCTCTACCCGTTGATGATGACCGAAGCGCGCGCGCATATCTCAGACTGCACGCATCGGTATTGGTACGTCCACCACTTGCACCACAAAATCCGCAAGCAAGCCGGTGTCCTCTCGCACAAGCGCGAAAAGGACCATATCGGCATGACCATGATGCACAACGCCGCGCGCAGCATGGAAGGCGACAACGTGCAGATTGAATACGTGCGCAGCATGTCACCGCCTGACGGTTGGCACGACCGCAACGGGTATGTGAATCGTCAAGCTGTTGAGTGCTTTGTCCACCACCCGCACGACGGGCAGGACGGGCGCTTTACTGTTTGGTTTTAGACGCGCCTTACGCTATGGCGTGCAAATCATAAACTTACGCTATGACGTAAGCATCATAAAAGCCGCGCAGGAATCAACCCGCGCGGCTTAACTGTTTCAACACCCGTCGGGCCAGCAATTTACGATCGTGATGAGTTCCAAGCCCGTTGAGCGCATCGCGTCCAGATCGTCACCCACAAGCGCCGCAGCATGGTTGCGCGACGCAGGGACCGCCGCGTCAAGTATCGCCGCCGCCTTTCCCTCGTTTGGCAAAATCTCGCAAGCTGTCAAGAACAGCAACGGGATCGCTAGGAATATCAGTCTGCGCATGTCGCACCTCTTTGGTTGTGTCGTTGTATGCTTCTGTCAGTTCGTCGTTAACGTCCTGTCGGCCCTGTTTCCGGCCCTTGTGGCGCTGTAACTTGCCGTTGCCCCAGAACAGGGCGACAATACCAGCGAGGACGCCTAGAAGGGCTGGAATGTTAGTCAGTAAATCAAGCATCATGTCACCACCACATAAATAAGCACGGCCACAATGCCGACCACTAGGAATAAAGCGCCCCAATCAATTCTCATGTTTGTCAGCCCTCGCGTCGCGCCATTTGTCAAACGCAAAATACAATTCTGAAAGCGCAAGCGATGCCATGGCGACAATATCTGCGTTTTGATAGATCACAGACGCCGTGCCTTCTGTCAGATAACCGTTAGTCACTGCGATAAGCGCAAGGATGCGCAATGCCGCGCGGGTGATAAGTGGAAAGTTCATGCTTTGCCTCCGAATAACGATTGCAGCAATGCCGTCAGCCAATGAACGGGTGCCGCGGGCGTAGGTGACGCGGTTACGGGTGCCGCGGGCTTTGCATCGACAAGCGCCAACGATGTGGACTGGACGGCATCAACGCGACGTTGCCAGCCACGGCCAAAGGTTTTCCACAACTTGCCGCCTTGGATGCGCTTCATGAACGCCAAACGATCCGCGTTGATTTTGCGGATTAACGCCTTGGGGTCGGCGGCTTGTGCCGCGGCGATGGTCTGCGGCCCGATTGCACCGTCCTGAGTAACGCCAAGCGCTGACTGCAAATACTTGGCCGAGCGGCTTGGCCCGCTGTTCACCGCAAAATCAGCCACGGTATAATCAACACCAGACGGCAGGTCGTCGCCCCGCACCGCGTCCCAATATTGCGCCTTATAGACATCAACGGCCTGTTGTGTCGTTAGCGCCTTGAGGTCGGCAATCGTGCCATTGCGCTTGATGTAGCGCCGGAAGGTGGCAATAGTGATGCCCTTGTTGGTCGCGCCGCCGGGATCGTCCGGATGGTTTACATATCCGCCCTCGTTTTCAAGGATTTTGCGGATTGCCATGTCTGCGTTGTGTTTCATTTATAAGCCCCCCTTAAAGGCATATGTAACACCCGCCGCCACAACAATCCAGAACACGCGCTCCGCAAACCTCAAAGACTGCCCGTTGTTGCCCGTCTTTTCCTCAACGGCAACCAATCGTTTGCCTTGCGCTGCGCGGTCGTTGTCAATGGCGTCTAGCCGTGCAAACAGCGTGACCATTCGTTCCTCAACCCGTGCTAGTGCAACGATAGCTTCCCCCATTTGGTCAAGTTTGGCTTCTATTCTTGCAAGTCTTGCGTCGTCTGGCATGGCGCGCTCCGTGTGTTAAGTTGTGGTTACGCCTGAGCGCGTTGCAGTGTCTTGCGGGCGTTGTAGACCTCTTTGGCCCATGCGCCCGCGCAGTGATTGGGCTGGATGAAAAACACCCGGTCGATGAAGTCACGACGCTTGGACCACTTGGGGTCTGTCTGGCCTTCAATGTATGCGCGGGAGCTTGTAGTCTGGTGCGTTGATCCGCTGTAGACTACGACGTTTAGGATGATGCTTAGGAACGCCCCAAGCATTTCAGCAATGCGTACTAGGACATACAAGGGGCGTGGCAGGTAGGTCATTACCAGTTCACATCGTCAGCGTAGTCTTGTGGGATTGGGTCGGAATACTGCAAAACAAACGACGCAGCAAAGATAGGCTGGCGAAACTGCATTGCACCCACGAGAACGCTTTGCCATTCAATTGCTGTGACATCGCAAGGTCCAGTGTCAGTGACAATGCTGATTGCTTGATCTGGCAACCCAAGAGCCACAAGAGCAGATGCCGCCTTTGATACCTCATCCCAGCCAACCATATCGGCATCGGTTGTGCCAACCATGTGAACCCCGCGTGCGTCTGCGAAGTCATAGTCGAAACCAGCGGCTAGGCGTCGTGCGCGTTCGGTAATTACGTTTGAGACTGTAGGCGCGGGTGGCTGGTTGCGTTCGGCCTTAATGGCTTCCCACCCGTCAATCAAAGTAAACGTTTCGCCGTCGGTTTCGTATAGATCATGGTCCTCCGCAAAATTAAAATCGTCAACGATTATTGCGTCTCCTTGCTGCGCTTCCTCCATAACAGGATTGGAAAACTTGCTTGTGCCAGTAAAGCTACCGTCGCTTGGGTCATATCCATGTAGGAGCATTAAACATCCTCCTCGAATATGGTGTAGGCGAAGGTTGCGCCAGCATCATCTTGACTAACAGTTTCACCAGCGACTAGAACGTGATCTTCTTTAACGTACATAAAGTTAGCCGACATAAAGTCACCACGGCTGGCAAACCGAACAAACCCATTTACGGGGAGTCCTAAAGCGAAATTGGAGTCGCTCTGAATGCCTTGTGATGCGGAGGTGACAGTGGCAGCCGTATCATTTTTCGCTGTATAATTGCCGATAGTTAGTGTTTTTAAGTCATCGAACGACGAGCAACTAACCACCCGAACCTTTGCAACCTTACTTGCTGGAACAGTGTATGCCGTTGCCGTACCTGTTACCTCAACCGCGCTTATTACTAATGCCATTTCCTAATTTCCTTTGAATAGTGCGTTGTCGAATAACGGCGCTTTAACCGCAATCGCTTGAGCCGTGTTTAGCGGGTTCATAGCCCCCGTTGTCTTTGTGCCAGCTTCCGCTTCCGCCTGAGTTATATCCTCAAGGCCAAGCACCACCTTTGCTTTTGGAATGCTTTCTAAGTCCGAGAGGTTGTTTAGTCTTTTGATAAGCCCGCCACCTTCCAGCGCACGGCGTAGGCTGACGGCTGGTTTGCTTGCTGTTACGGTCATTGTGAAACCTCCAATTCGTCAACGACAGATATGAACGTGCTGACTGCGGTTGCGTCTCGTGTGATGGGTGTGATGCCTGAGATTGTGGCTGTCCCCGATGCGCCGCTGGCATAGAGTAGACCCGTGACCGGATCGTGGGAAAGCGCAGTTACAGCATTAGCGGATAGGGCTGCTAGTGCGTCGGGATAGAACAAAGGTTTTTCAAGGTTGTAGGCTTCTAAATCCTCAGCGTCTGTTCGTGCTGTGTTTGAGAAGTGAATCTCTGACAGTGATCCGGTAAATGTGCTTGTAATGTCATTACGAGTACCAATTTGAAGGATTGAGGATGCGTATGTAATGTTTGTAGTATCAGCGACGGAATTATCTAAGACGCCGTTAATCGTCCAAGACAGGACGCTGCTTTTACGCTTGAGTGTGACTTTCACCCACTCGCCAGTCGCAACAAATACGGTACTAGACAGTTTTGCCGAAAACGAAGTCGACGCAGATAAGAAAATATTTATCGTATCGTCATTCTTAACTTGAATAAATATACCCCCGCCTGATCCGGATAGTGATCTGTGTAACACGTTATTTCCTGATGAAGTTTTAATCCAAAACTCAATCGAGAAATCACCCGTCCCGAAATCCAGATCAGTGTTATTGGTTTGTTGCAGTAAATTCGATGCGGAGAACCCACTGTAGCCCATAGTTTCCGCACCCGTAGCAACAGCCGTTTTCGTGATCGTTCCAGTCACGTCTAGATCGTTGCCATTGCCAGATCGGTCTGGGTCTGTACCGCCGTTGACTAGATTAGTGTCATCCACTGAGGACAGCCACGCGCCTTTGATACCGTCCGGCATAACGCCAGAGTTAGATTCCGATGAGATACGAGTTTGTCCAGCAGATGAAAGAATTGTCAGGCCGCTTGTTGATCCGAGGTATTTAGTAGCCATTACGCTGCCTCCACTATTGTCGGTGTGCCGAAGTTGTCCGCTGCGGCGTAGGTTGTGTCAGGTGCGGTTCCATCGGCAGCGATTGCACTGATGTCATCCCACACGTAAACCGTACCATCTGAGCGAACGAGAATGAGTTCATAATTAGAGGAAATAGCAATTTGGCGTGCTATAGAGCCAGCGGCCACGTCGTAAACGTTCCCGTCGTTCTGGATGACACTAGCCATATAGGTCGCACCCCCCTCAACCCCTAAAGCTATAGTGACTTCCTGTAATCCCGTTGCTGCGTTGATAGGCGCTGTGGGCAAGTATGTTATCACTACATCGTTAATATCGCTTCCGGCAATCGCAGGTGTTGTTGATGTGGTATAATCCGGCGTTGTCGTACCAAGTTTTCCAGAGGCATAATCAGAAACTATAACGCCCGTCGTCGTGCCGATAATTAACTTTCCGTTTATCATGGCGACAGATGTAATAGTTAGGCCCGTATAATCCTCGACGTTCCACATAGGTAAATCAGGATCGTCCCCGTCGTAAATCGTCACAGATGATGCTTGTGCAATAGGGACAGCGACAGCAGGGAACGCCCGCGTGCCGCCTCGCGTGGCTGTGTTCAATGCCTCGTTATACCATTCGGTTGCGCGGGATGCCGCACCGTTGATCCAAGCGCCACCGTCGCTATCAAGGGCCGTTTTGTAGACAGTCCCAGCGACAGCCGTGATAGCTTTGGTTTCTGCAATCGCGCCAAGGTCAAAACCTGTAAGACCCGCAGCGGTATCTGATGCCGATGTTGCGCTGATCGCCGCGCTGTCTTTCGACCCTTCCGAATTATCAGCGTAGGTTGATGCCGTGGCGCTAGATGCTTCCGAATTGTTTGCTTGTGTGGTTGCTAATGCGACTTGGGCTGCGGCTGCTGTAACGTCGTTTCCGGTGGTCACAACATCGGCATTGGTAGACACAACATCTGCGTTGGTCAAAACAACATCTGCGTTGGTCAAAACAAGGTCCGCCGCCACATCGGCAACCCGCGCGGCAACCCAAGGCATAGCAACGCTTAACTCAGGTTCAAACCCGCTTTGCCATGTGACCCACGCGCTTGCGTCGGCTGAAAATGTAGCGCTGCCCCGAATCGGCGTTACCGCTGGCGGCGTTGTAAATGTTGGCGTTGTCATTATACAAGGCCCTCCAATTCTATTCTGATTTCTGAAACTGCGGCATATCTGGCAAGCGGCTGCATCGTTGGAAAGAAGCCGTAAATCACGTATTCGTTGTCAAGATATCGCGTATCGACCGCATAGACTGTCGGCAGGCTGCGCCGCCCGGCAAGCCGCGTTTTGATGTATCCAAGTCGCGACGTGTCAGTGACAAACGACAGCGCCATCGTGTCTGCATAATCGCGCTCTGTAATGGAAAACCGCCCGAACACGTCACGCTCTTTACGGCTGAAGTCGTCAATCCCAAGATCCACCTCATCCATCGTATCGCCAAGGATTTCAAACAGACCCACAACAAGCTGGCCCACTGATACAGTTTCCCCCGTGGCCGTTACTGTGACAGTCACGGTTGCGTCGGCATATGGTGGAAGGTCAGTCAAAACCAAATCCGTGCGGCGCACTGCCGGGGAAAACCAATATGTTGCCCAATCTATAACCCCTGTGTTGTCGTCAAGATCAATGGTTTCATTATATCGCTCTACGCTGTCAGTGTCTAGCATAACGACCTGCACCGACGCCGCCGATAAGCCAAAGAGCGCAACTGAATTGACGACATCAGCCACGTTGATAACCCACTCCGCGCTGTCGGCCCTTGTGGCGGGGTCGCCAATATACTGGTCAAACGCTTTCCAGCGGTTTGTTGACCGTTGCACCGTCCAGAATAGGCTGCCCGTTGCCGTTGGTGATTGCGCACCGCCCGCCGCTGTGTGCGCTTGGGTGCAGACGTAAATTAAATGGAACCCCGCACCAACGAACACAAACGCGCCAAGCGCAAAATCATTGGCGGCGTTGTATTCAACAGGGTCATCGCCCGAAGGCTCTAAAACCGTTGATGACGTCAATGTCGTGTCGTCAACGATTGACGGGGAAACCATCTTAAAAGCCATTAGGCCACCTCATCTGTTTTGAATATTGCACCGGCAACAGGCTCAACTTGCACGCCGTTGCGGCGAATGTCCTTGAGGTCAAAGCTAGTGTTGCCCGTGTTGATTGTGGTTTGTTTTTGATACGCCGTAAGCTGCTCTACGCGGTTGTTTAGCGCGCGCATTTCAGAAACCAATTCAGCGTTGCTACCGCCGCCGCGCGTGTGGTCCGTTACAGTCTCTTGGGGATGCAGCATAGATAGAAAACCACCTTGACCGTCTAGACCGCCTGTACGTGAGCCGTTTCCAGTATATCCGCCGCCGTCAAAGCTAGGAACGCCCGTTGCCGCAAAGTTTGCGCCTTCCGAACTAGCAGCGATGTTGTCGGTAATGCCGCCAAGAGATAGCGCGCCAGAGTTAAGAACGCCGCGATAGAACGCAAGCCCAGCGTCGTCGGCAGCGCGCCCAAGCACAGATTGATAAATTTGCTCAATCGGACCAGATGCCGCCGCCGCCGCCGCCGTCGCTGCGGCCGCTGTTGCAGCCGCTGCGGCTGCGGCTTGAGCGCTTACTGCTGCGGTGTTGGCTCTTGTCGCGCTTGCAAATTCGTTAATGGCTTGCTGCAATGACAACACGCCTCCCAAAATTGCATCCAAGCTAGATATTTGGGTTTGTAGTGCTGCAATATTTTCGACGGATGCAGCCGCTTGTGCCGCTTGAAATGCAATGGTCGCCGATTCCATTGATAGAACTGCACTGTCAACAGAAAGAAGCGCATCAAGCTGTGCGTCAATTGAATCAACAGTTGCGCGTGCAAGATTAAGCGCCTCTTTGGCGTTACTGTCCGCAACGGTCGCCGCGTCCTTTACAGCTTGCGCTTCTGCGATTGTCAGCGTGCTTTCATCAATACCAAGCAATGCATTGAGTTGATCTTTAAGCGCTTGGATTTGTGTGTCTGACTGATTTTGCGCGGCCTCCATTCGCTGCTCTAAAAGGGCGACCGCCTGTTCGTCTGCACTAAGAGCAACACCCGCTGTCTTTTCTAGTGCGCTAATTATGCCCGTGTTAATTCCAAAACTTGCATCAAACTCGGCACGAGTGGAAAAGCTATCTGCTGACGGGTTGGATACTGCATTAAGCGCCCGGCCCAAGGCGTCAATGTCTGTTATGCGGTCCATGCCTGCCAGTGACTTCAGGTAGGCCGTTGATTCGTCCATAGATTGCCGCTGCGCCTCAACCGTTGGTAGCAACCTGTTGTTAATAGCGCCGCTAAGAGCGTCGGCAATAGACCGAGAAAGCGATAGCCGATCCTGTGCGCTTGTTAGGTCTGCTGATAGACCATCAATTATAGTTTGAAACTTTTGACGTGTGGCTTCTTGTTCTGCCGCGAATGAATCCCGCAAGCCGTCTGTCGCGGATGCAAGTGCATTGCCCGCGTTTTCTGCATCCTGCTCAGTCGTACCCATTGCCGCGACGCGTGCCGCCTCAAATGATGCTTTTAAGTTGTCAGTCGCATCGGACAAAGCGTCACGCAGTCCGCTTATTTCACGCTCGAGAGCGCCCTTCAAATCGCGTGCTGCGGATGAAAGCGCCGATGTAGAATCATCAAGGTTGCGGTTTGCCGTTGCCAGCGCCTCATCAGCCGCGCTTGCCGCTGTCGCAAGTTCTTTCAAATGATCGTTTAGAACGGCAGTCGCCCGCGCTGCATCCGCAGCATTTATAGCAGTTTGTCCATCAACGATATTTGCAAAGTCTTCAAACAAGACCAGCAGATTGGCAACGCGGTCCATGTCGCCCATGCGTTCGGCTTGCTCAACAAGATTGCGGAACCCCTCAACCGTGCTTGGCATAATTACACCAAGCTCGGACATTGCGGCAGACATCGACGTCGTTGCCGCTCCAACGCGCTCAATATCAGAAAACGCTTTAGCGTAGTAAACTGATGTGATTCGTGAAAATTGCTCAAAGCCGCCAAAGGTGTCAGCCATATTGCGGGCCAGCGCTGCGCCTTGGACGCTTGCCTCAAACAGATTGAAGCCCAACAGCTTGAATGTGGGGTTGACCAGGTTCAGTGCAGTTACCATGTTTTCGAGGGCGCTGGCTGCGGTGTCGCCTTCGCGAATAATGCCACCAAATTGCTCTTGAAACGCCCCTAGCGCGGCATACGAAAACTGTTCAGCGATTTCATTAAACGCACCTACGATAGCCGCATTGGCTTCCTGCTCAGACAAGCCCTTCAACGAAACTTTGATCTGTGCTGAAAAGCTGGCGAAATTGTCAGCGGTCAAGCCAAGCACGGAACCAAGGCCCATCGTTTGTTCTTTGATCGCGTCAATGGCGTCTGTGATTGGGCCAGCGTCTTCAAGCGGCTTGAGGCTTTCGGTTACTTTTTTGCTAAGGCCCCAGAATTTGGACTTTTCGATCTTTTTGAATTCTTCAACCAGCGCTCCCGTGGAATCTGCCGTTATCCGAAGGCCCGAATCTAACTCCGTGGTCTTCGATTTAAAGAATGAAAAGGCCGCAGCCGCGATGCCCAGCATAGGAGCAACCGCGCCCAACGTTGCCATCAAGCCGCCGCCAGCCGCCGCCGCGTTTGCGCCGACATTGAACAAGCCACCTATGCCGCTCGACAATGCGTTGCCAAGGCCACCAAGCGCACCCGCGCCGCCGCCAAGGCCACTCATGCCTAAAATGGAACCGCCTGAACCGAAACCGCCAAGCGCTTCCCCAATAATACCCTGAATGCCACCACCAAGACCGCCAGACGCGCCCGCTGTGCCACCGATACCCAAGGCCAGCTTGATCGGGTTGGCGATTGCAAACTGTGCCGCCTGTAAAAGCGTGCTTTTGATGATATCCAGTAGGCCAGAAAAACCGTCTTTGAATCCGTTAACCGTGTAGTCAATGGCGTCGCCCATGCCGTCCTTGAACATTTCTGTGAACTTGCCGACCTCTGGCGTGGCTTGCTCCAACTGTTCGCGCAACTCCTCAACCGCCGCCGCATAGGCCCCGTCTGACAGCCCTTCCAGCTTCAAGGCGTCCAGTTCAGCCATGCCGCGATTGAACACCCGCAACGGGTCCGCAGCGTCCTCTAGTGCGCTGATTTGGTCTGCTAATGCCTTAGCTGTCGCATCAATAGCTCCAGACGCAGTTTTACCCGCTTTTGCTATATCATCAAGGCTATCGATATATGCATCAGCCTCTTGTAACCCCTGGCCTAGAAAACCGCCGCCAAAGTCTCTTGGGTCTCCGCCACGGCCACGCCCCGCGCTTGATTGTTGCGGCCCAAGTGCGGCCATTCTTGCCATAAGTGCAGCGGATGCCGCAAGCTCAGCAGCGAGACCAGACGCAGTTACAGTCGCATTGCGTAGACCCCCATCAAATATGAATACGCCGTCAACGGCATCGTCTAACAATCTGTTGATGTAATCAATCTCGGCTTGGATCGCCTTGTACTCTGGGGTTGTTTCTTGTAGCCCGTCAAGTAGCGCCTCTTGGGAAGCGATTGTTGTTTGCAAAGTATCGTTTGCAATTCCATAAAATACTTCCGCATTAGCAACGCCATCCGCAGATTGCTGCAAAAACAACGCTCTTGCAGCCCTTGCGCCGTCAATAATTCCCTGCAAGCGCAGATATTCCGCAGACCCTTTGGCAATCTCAATGTTTTCCTGACGTGCGGAATCGGCAACGGCCAAGTGCGCTTGTGCCTGCGCCAGCTTTACGCCGATATAATCAATTGAATACTCGCGTCCCTCAACCAATCCCCCTAAAAGAAGGTCGGCTTGCTTGACTTCCTCTGCAATCGCCAGCGCGGCCTGCTCAGATGCCAACGCGACTTGACCTGTCGCGCTAGAAAATCCAAGCAAACCGCCAACGCCAGACGACAAAACGCTAATTGTGTTTGCTATTCCTGTTGTCAAGCGAGACAAGAAGCCCAAAACTTTCATCAATGCTTCTGCCATGCCAAAGAGCGCCACACCAATTCCTTGAATGGCCGCGATAAAGTCAGGGCTTGAAATCGTTACTATAAGGCTTTCAATTGCGTCTCTTAATGCTTTCGAGCCTTCGCCCGAAATTTCAAACAAGTCACCGAAAGCGTTGCCTAAAGAGGTTAAAGCTCCGCCTAAAGTATCACGCGCCGCCGTTGCCGATCCGCCAAACTGCGTTTCTAGTTCGTTCAGGATTAGATTTTGAGCGCCTGCGATGTCGTTGGTGGCGACCATAGCCTTTACGACGTCTTTTTGCGCTTGCGTAAATTGAATGCCTGAACGTGACAGCGCAGTCATACCCAATACAGGGTCATTTAGCGCTTTACCTACTTGCAGCGCCGCCGCGTTTAGGTCCGTTCCCATCGCGGTCGCAACATCAAGCACCGCGACTGTAGCACGGTCAAAAGTGCCGCCTTGAATTTGTGTAAATGTTAAAAGCAATCCCTGCATTGCATTTGTTGCTTCGTCGCCAAAATTAGTAAGGCCCTGCAACGCCGAAGCGTGTTGATTTAATTGTTCAATAGTTTTGTTTGCCGCACTGCCTGTTGAGAGGATTGTTGCGGCAAGTTGTGCTTGCGACGCGTCCGCCTCAACTGTTGCGCTGATAAATTTGCTTAGACCTGCACCCGCCGCAATTACCGCGCCAAGGCCGACGACCATGCCGGTAAGGGCGCGCGTGGCGGCAACGGCCATGCCGCGCGTTCTGTCTGTTGCCGCGCCAAACGCAGCCACCTTGGGGGTTGCTGTTGACGCGCTGCGCCCCGCCTTGTCAAACCCGCGACCCGTGCCTTTAACGGCCTGCTCAGTGCGCCCACCCGCCCGCGTCGTATCATTCAAGGCGCGTTCGCCACGCTTTAGGCCGGATGTGTCAACGCCAAGAACAAGGTTTGCAAAGTCGGCCATATTTATATCCCTGAACTGGTTACGGCCCGCCCGTTAAGGCAGGCCGGTTTTATAGTATTGATTTTGCAGACTCGCGGTCGGCTGGTGGTATTGAAAACGGGCTTGCGCCTTCATTCATGCCAGTGACAAAAGCCCCCGACATTTGGATCAAGAGCCTGGCTTCCCATTGCTCAACTCCACCAGCTAAAAAGTGATCGTAATCGCGCAGGTCGCCCCAACTTAGCGCAGCGACGCCGCCCATTGGCTGTGACTTAACCGGCCCAGCTTCCATCAAGATTTCTAGCAAGTACCCGCCCGCGTCCAATTCAACAAAGGGCGCGGGCGTTTGGCTTGCGTGATGGCGCATCAACCGGCTTTCTTTTGGCCGCTTAGATGTGTCACCTTTCATTTCAATGATAGCGTTAAGCCATCCAGCTTGTTGCGCGGCGAGAATTAACCGCTTTTGCCGTTTCCCAAGCGGTTAGCCTGCTTAGATGCAAACTCGCTGCATTGCTTTGAAAACGGGTTGTTTTTCATTTCGTAGGTGGCCTCACCGTCTTTGTTCAAAACGGGGTTGCCATCGTCGTCTTCTTTGACGCCCATGTCTGGGAATGACAGGCCAAGAAACCAAGCCGCATCTGCAACCGTTGCGGGCTTGTCGCCTTTGTTGACGTTTTCAAAGCCCATGATGAATGGGGCCGCAGCCTCAACCATCTGGTTATGGACGTCCTCCATCACGCGGGCGTCGTCTTCAGCGTCTTTACCCTTTGACTTCTTGGACATCATCGCGGCCTTTTGTGCGGCTCGCATTTTGGCTTGCATAGATGCCGATGCCGTACCGCGCAGAATGACCCGACACGGCTTGTCGCCGTCCATCATCGGCTCGTTTGTCCACACGTCGAGAATCTGCATAGGCGATCCGGCTTCCGCGATTGCGCGGCTGTCAAATTTAGAAAAATCCATAGTCTGTTCCTTTGGTCCTGGTTCAAAGTTGAGGGCGCAGCAGGCGAACCAACCCCACCGCGCCCCCGTCCGCCTGGGCGGATTAGGCTGGCTCTACGTCATCGACAGTAAAGTCATTCTGCTTAAAGCTGATCGTTGCACCCTCAAAAGACGAGTCGTCCTTTTCGTTAAGGGCATGCGTGTGCAGGTAGCCAGTCGCATAGGAAACAACGTCGCCAGCGACAGGCGCAGGTCCGTCACCAGTGTCAGTGCCAGAACCGCGAACAATCTTTAGGGAGTAAAGGCCAGCCTGAGCATTAGCCGCAACGATTGCTGTTGCAATGCCTGTGTCCGCACCAGTGCCGTGGAAAGTGAAGGTTGAGTCGTTACCCGTTGCTGCTCCCTTAACGCCAGACGTGAAGCCAGTTCCAAGGTCTGACACGTCAATGTTTGCGTGTGTCACTCCAAAAGAAGGCAACATTTGCGTGCCTTTGAGTTGCACAAAGGTCAAGGCTTCGAAACCTGCTGTGTTGTTCGTTGCAGGAGCGCCTGCTACTCCGTAGAGCGTAAGGCCAATTTGATTTGCTGTAGTCATTTGCTTAGTATCCTTTCAAGCGATATGGACCCCTCGTGGGGGGTTGTTATTTGAGGGGTCGCCGCTCTGCCGTTATTGGCACCCGCGTGCGGGGGTATTTCTAAACCTTGTACCAGCCGATTGCGGCCCAAGCGTCAAAGTCTTTGGCGAGGGGATTTGCAAACGCGCCCGCCTTGTTTGTGAGGTAAACATTTTCTGCTTTGCGTGGCTTTGGTGCCTCCGCAGGCAGGTCCGTCATCTTTTCGTCAATGCGGATCGGGTAGGTTTGTTTCTTGCTCATGTTATGCTCCGATAACTGATATAGATTGGTGTTTCCCATCGCTGGCCTTCTTGCCGCCCGCTGCGAATGGTTGTGCCAACGATTGTGACTTCGGTGCCGTTGGCGGTGAATCGTTGGGCGCGCAGAAAGTAGGCACCGATTGCGCCCGCTTGCTTGCGGGTCACAATGTCGTAAACGTCCAGCGGTGAAACCAGCGTCACAATCAAAAAGCCTTGCCGCGTGTAAACCTGATCTGACAGGCCCAAAGGCACGTCGTCGTTGCGTAGGTGCTGGATAGTGAGGTGTTCACCCGCTGGCTTGTCGCCGCCCTTACGCGGCCAGATTGCAGTGTATCCAAGCGCCGCAATCATTACCTCGGCGCGAGCGTTTAGGGCTTGCGTGATGTCGCTGTCTACGTCGCTCATGTGCGGCTAACCTCTACGCTTATTTGATTGACGACTTGCGCAAACTCTTGAACCGTAAGGCCCACCATTCCCGCAGGGGCTTGCCGAGAGAACCCGCCAACAGTCTTTGGCCCGTCTGGATAGCCGCCTTCTTCCAGCTTCATAATGTAGGGCAGGTTGCTGGTCAGATAGATCGTGTCGCCAGCCTTGAATCCTGCCGACGCGGCAACGGCCCTAGACATTGTTGCACTGCCGTCCTTGTCGCTAAGTTCAACCGTTCCCGTCGCGGGCGTGCCAATTGTAACCTGCCAACTTGCGCGCGCTGGCCCCTTATCAACGGGCGTTTTGTAAATAACGCGCCTAAACAATTCCAAGGCGACCTTGCGGCCTACCTGTGTCATCTTGCGTTCGGTCTTGACCTGCCAAGCCCTGATCTGGTCCTCAAAGCTACCCACGACAAACCAGATCGTTAAGCGCCGTCACGCCACCAGGCGCAACGCGGCCAAGCATGGCAACGGTTAGAGTGCCACGGTCGCAGGCGATTAGGTCGTCAAGAGTTATTTCAATTGATGTGGGTTCAACTATTACCTGATAGTCGCCCGCTTGTATGTTGGTGCCGTCAATGCGTCGATCTGCAACCTCAAACACCGCCATGCGCACAGATACGGGCGCGGGTGCTGTGCCTGCCGTGCCGCCCGTAGGATCGGATGGACCGCCGCCGCTTGCCGTTGGTGTCGGC